CGCGTCAGGTACCTTCAGAAGAAGGGCTTTGTTCTCTACGATCTGCATCGTCATAAATTTTCCATTTGCTCCCAGCGGTCCGCGTCTTCAGCTGAACCGGTCCATCTTGTTCGTACACCATGGCGTAGTGCAACATCTCAGAAATGGCGCGGTCTCTCGGACCGAACCCAGATGCTACCGCATAGCCATCTTGTATCACGCACCAACTAAGCTCACTCATTTTTTCTTCCGTTCGCGCTTGCTCGTCTCTGACACAAGGTTGCCCTTGCTGTCCCGCTTGAACGAACGGTTAGCACTCTTACTCTCGACACGCAGTCCCGTGCCATTGTTGCCGCCCTTGTCGAACGCCTTCACATGGGCAACGTCCTTGCCATCACCCTTCTTGACCTTGCCAGCCTTTGCCATCTTGGCACGGGCTGCATTGCGCGCTGCACGGTTTTTCTTCTGCTCAGGGCGAGCATGGTACTTGTCATACTCAGCGCGGTAGTCTCGGGCCATCACTTTCTCCTTGGTCGCCAGTGCTCACAGGTGGTGACGGGGCACCACCCGCACAGCGGACTCGTCTTGGCGTTCCATATACCATTATCCATAGCTGCTTCCAACTGGTCTAGTTGGTCTTCGAACACCCCAAGGTATTTGTGCATATGCTCACGCTTGTGGGTCTTCTTGGGGAACTCATGGCTGACTACGTAGGCCAGTCCCGACTTGATAACCTTCAGGTCTGGGTACTTTACGAATAGCGCGCCAGCCATAAGGTCCAGCTGTTTCATGTCGGCATATTTGGCGTTCTTGCCAGTCTTGTAGTCGATCATCCAAGCACGGTCACCGTCGAGGATCAGAAGGTCCACGATGCCCCGATACCAGACGTCCTTGTCAAAGAAGCCGCACGGCTCGAAGCTAGCATCCGTCTTCTTTACACCTAGCCGCATCTCGGTAAGTTTTTCGCCCGGCTTACTCGCCAGTAGCTCCACGATGGGGCGCATATAGGCGAACTTCTCAGGGATGGGCGTACCGTCCTTGACGAACAACTCAGCGGCCTCATGCACCTCGGTCCCATAGACAGCCGCCTCCCCCGGATCATCCTTGATGTCCTTCGCAACCTTGAGGTGGAAGTACTTCTTCGGACACTGGTCGAAGGTTTTGATGCTGCTATAGGACCATGATGGCATGTTACTGGATTTTCCCTTCTAGACGATCAGCCACCAGCGTAGCGTATCCCGCGATGTCAATCCAGTTGTCAGCGTAATTAGGATCACCATTTAGGATACGAGCCAGCTTGGAGAAGATCATGTCGATAGCCTCGGCCTGATCCATGTCGAAAGTCTTACCTTGCTGCATGGCGAAGTTCTGGGCCACGTTCTTTAGTCGCTGCGCGACACGCGCTTGGTCGATGAAGTTGCCGTACCGCGCGCCGCGCTCATCGAGCACTGTGCCTACGCTCGTACCTGTTTCGATAAACTCGCCGGGCTTTGGTCTTCCCGTACCCTGCGTAAGGTCGTATGCCATTTCCTTCATTTCCTCGGTCAGTTCCAAGGGGGGAGCTTCTACATCGGTCACCCCAGCCTTCATCAGCTTTTTGATTGTGTAGACATAAGCCTCACTGACAGCCATCCGCGCTCGGATTTCCCGCACAGACATACCCTGCTTGAGCATTTTCCTAATTGCATACGCTTTGTTTTTCTTAGCCATTTCATTTGCTCCTTACTTTAGGTTGCCGCCCGATTTTAGGATGTCCCCGTTGTAGACATAGGTCCCAACATGGTCCAATTTCACGAAGGGGTGGGCGTATATTTTGCCTCCGTGTTTGCGAAACAGTTCGCAAAAGTGGTAGTCCTCCGATAGCAGCGCACCGGTATCGTCGATGCTGGTAGCGAAGAACTCATAAGTCAGTGGTTTTTCATACTCACCATCGGGCTTGATGAATGACGACACCCGATAGGTAGGTACGTGGGGCATCAGATGCTCGAACACCCCACGTTTAATAAGCATGAAACCAGTGCCGCCATGGCGCACCTCGATAACCCCACGCTCGTCCGTCTCGACATTGTGCTCGTTTATCATGTTGAATACGAACGCACCGCCATGATCCTGTAGGTCGTCCTTGCCAGCCTTGGCTGCGCGCTTGACGCTCTCCCAGTTTACCTCTTTCTTGGGGTAGATACCGCATACGATATCGTCATCCACCGCCATGAGGGTCGGAATAGCTCTGCCATCGAAGCCGATATCGGCGTCAATAAACATGAGGTAGTCGCAATCTGTTTCCAGAAACGCACGGGCTAGCTCGTTACGAGCGCGAGTGATAAGACTCTCGTTGGTCATATGCGCCCAGCGCACCTCGACACCCAGTTCACGCATGGTGTTCATGGTGTTGAGAAGGCCAAGCACATACATGCCCGTGCACATACCCCCGTACATAGGGGTAGCGACCATGATCTTGGGGCGTTTAACAGCCACTTTGATTTCATCAGTCATGGTTACAGGTCCTGCTCTACCACAGTGCCGTGTCCGCAGTCGTAGATTAGCTCACCCAGCCAGCTTGAACCGCAGGTGGTGCAGGTCTTGCGGAACGGTGCGCGCTTAGGCACCTCCTTGACTGGAGCGGTCGGTGCTCTCGATTTACCTTTTGGTTTACCCATTACTTACCTCCTTTGAAGCGGCCACGGCTGTCGCGGTCGGTCAACTTCTTTAGCTCGCTATTCAGACGCTCATTCTCATGCTTAAGCTGGCCTATGGTGTCTGACTTCCACGCCATGCCTAAGCCAAATCCGACTGCGACAAACACTATGCTCAGTACCGCCGGAACAATTATCTCCATCTCACTCTCCCTTCTTGCGTACCACCAGTTGATAGCCAACATGGATGACCTCTACCTCCTCGGCAAAGATATTGGTGAAGGCGTCGATTGCTGCCTTCGGACGGTGCAGGATGTCACGCGGGTCACCCCACACATAATCGTCAAACACCATGATCCCCTTGGGCTTGAGCACCTGCCAAGCCATACACGCGTCGGTCAGCACGTCCTTGGCGATGTGCGATCCGTCGATGTAGATGAAGTCGTACTGGACGACATCTTGGATTTTACTGGCTAGCTCAGTAGTGGAAGTGCTCATGGCATACCCCCGAACCACCTTTGTCTTATCCTTGGCGATAGCGGTGTTGGCTTTGAACCGCTCGAACACAGCCTGCATATCCTCTGCACCGTGCTCCTCGCCTCCTTCCCATGTGTCGATACAGTAGATGTAGTCGCCCTTCTGCATCATGTTCTCCATGGTCCAGACAGTGCTGCGGCCTTCAAAGGAACCGATTTCTAGGAAGTTACGCTTACCGGCTTCGCCCGGTAGCATAGGAATAAGCTGCTCCCACACGGGCGGTGCCCAGCCGAACCAGTCTTTGGTAAATTGATACTCGCTCATTTGCCTAACCTCTTTCTAATCTGTTGCATCAGCGAGTCTTCGCCTAGCTGTGGTTGGGGCGGCGGAGAGGCTGCACCTAGCAAGCCTGCCTGCTGCCAGCCGCCTAACTGACTAACGTTTTGCATCCCTGACTGCAGGTGTGGCGACTGCTGGTACGCTTGCTGGTGCATCTGCTGTTGCTGCTGCCACAACTGCTTCTTTCTCTCTTCCTCTTCGCGCCGACGATCCTCGCCGTTGAGTAGCTCGTCCATCGTCCATTCATGGATTCGCTGCATGTATATTTTTGAAAGCGCGGCGTTGAGCGCTTCTACGTCCCGCTTCGAACCATGATCTTGAATAGCTTGGGTAGCGAGAAGCCAACGACCAGAACCAACCGTAGGGCGCACCTCCGACATCATGTAGTCGTCCTTAAACTCCTCTGGGTGGCTCTCCATTCGGGCGATCAGCAACTCGACCACTGGGTGTACTTCATCCGCCATAACTTGCTCCTATCTTGCTCTCACAATTCAGCGGCAACTCTGCCGCCCACTTTGGTCTGATCCGCATACAGGCTTCGACATAGGCCCGTGCCTCATCTGCTTTGGCTACTGGTGCTAGCGCACCCACAGCGTCATGAACGGTCATCACCACGCGCAACCGGCGCGCGACCATCAACATCTGCTCACCGATCACAATACGAGCGAGGGCTTGGCAGACATTCTCGACGCACTTGCCGCCATAGATGCGGCTGGTGAGGATAGCGCGGCCCTTCTTCTGGTCATAGACCATCTCGGACTTACCATCGCGCATAACCCAGCGTAGGTTGGGGTATTGGAGCCTCAGGCCATTGGGTAGCTTGATACCCTCTGTACCGCACACCAGAAGCACCCCGTTCCGACCTAATGGTGCTGACTGGTTACTCGCCATGGCATCCAATGCGTCCGCAGTTTCCCGCCACAGCTTGGGTATCATGGGGTAGGTCTCACGGTAGATGTCGATGATGCGCTTACACTCGTTGAGGTCCATATTGACGTTGAACGTCTTAAGCTGCGCTTGGAACTTCACAGCCCCCATGCCGTAGCCGCAGCCAAGAATGGTGGTCTTACCAACGAACCGCTGGTCGTCTGTCACCTCCTCGATAGGGACGTCATAGATAGCGGACGCCATGATCTTATACACGTCCTCACCGGCATCGAACGCAGCCACAAGGTCATCCTGCCCAGCCAGCCACGCCAAGGTGCGCGCTTCGATCTGGCTGCTATCGCAGTCGATGAACACATAGCCCTCTGGTGCGCGGATTGCCTTCTTCAATGGTGACTTGCGCGGTAGGTTCTGCATGTTGACTTTATCGTCACCACCCCAGCGCCCAGTGTGTGCCGCATAATAGCGTAGGGGTATGGGTAATGATCCCCGGTCAGCGATCTGGATGAACCGCTCGGTCCTTGTCTCTTCCAGCGTAGACTTAACGCCTAGCCGCGCAGCCACAATAGCTTGGACGATGGGGTTCTCATGCTCCAGCAATTCCTTGAACGCCTCGTCATTCTTGGCGAAGGCATAGGTCTCCTTGCCCGTAGTCGGGCTGATCTTCATAGGCGGTTCCACCCTGAGGGCGCGCAGCACCTCGGCCAACTGTGGGTTGGACATAAGGTTCTCTTTGGAGATGAGCGCCTTGCCTAGAAGCTGGTTCTTCTTGTGTTGCACATTAGACAGGTGGTTTGTGAGGGCTTCCTTGTCCAACTCAAGCACTGGCTCGGTGAACATGCGGATGGTGAGGTCGATCAGGCGCAGTTCCACTGGGGGGAAACCCTGCATGATGCGCATGAATAGCTCATAGGTAAGCTCGGTGTCGTTGATGCAGTATTGCCCATAGCGATCTAGCTCTTCCGGTGTGAAGTCCAGTCGCCCTTTACCCAGCGCGTTGATAACCTCGTCGCCCTTCTTGCCCAGCCCGTAGCGCTCGGCTGCCTTGGCTAGGCTGTTACCTGCATCAGGTCCGTCGATAGCGCGCAGCATGGAGAGAGTGTCCGCAATGCGCTTGGGTCGGATACCAAAAATCCAGTTGAGGATGGCCATGTCGAACATGGCATTGTGAGCTACAGCTACGCTGTTACCCCAGTCGAACTGCTCCAGCCACCGTTTGGTTTGCATCTTGGTGCCGGAGAACCACTGGGTCTCCCCGTCGTTCACTTTTACGGCTACGCCGATAACCTCAAACAGATCGTCGCGGATATACTCTTCGGTAGTTAGCTTCGAAAGACTGTAATGCCGATCATACATTGTCTCCATGTCCACGGTTAAGATTTGCATATATAACTTTTCCCTCGTACGATCAGGCTAATAGCTACTTGGCTGACGCCAA